CCCCCTATGGTTCAAATTTTTATTTCTAATTTTATTATTCTGTATTATTCGTTGGTAGACGAATTGGTGTTGGTGTTGTAGGTTTGCATACAGTCCAAACGCCTTCAACAGGTCCTTCATCAATGATGTAATTGATTGCTGTTGCATGTAGTTGAGCTTCTTCGACTTCGTCTAACACATCATCAGTGTTGCCTAAGACTTCTGCCAATAGCTCTGGTGTGTTGTATCCATGTTCAGTATCCCAACGTAACCAAGCATCATAGTCAACGAAAGGATTGTATGGGTTGTCGTATGTTGTTAACATTGTATCAACAACAGTTGTTTCTTTAATGTAATCTAAGTCCATAACGTTCTCCTTTCTAGACTAAGTTCTGTACAGTAGAGACACTAACACCTAAAGCTTCTGCTACTTCAGCATAGGTTCTACCGTTCTTAAGCATACCTTTAGCTCTGTTAGCTTTAGATAGACTGATAGCATCTTCCTTCTTAGGTGTAGCTAACTGCTTGAGTCGGTCTGAATCAGAGAAGCGAATGATGTCAGTAAGCATCTTAGTACTCACAGCACCAGACTGAATAGCTTTCCATTCATCAGGCTCAATAGTAATCCTAGATGAAGCGCCATCAGCACCTGTACGTACACGAGCAGCAGCAATAGCTTGTTGTTTAAGCTTCTTGAGCTGGTCTTTCTGCATGTCAGGATCACGTTTCTCAGCTATTACTTTGTTAGCAATGAGCTGCGCTTGACGTTCTCTAGGAGAGTTAGATAGAGCAAGATCTAGTTTGTTCTGTAGTGATTCTACTTGAGACTTGTACTTAAGTTTAGCTTCCTTGTTTGTAGTCATGTTAGGTGTTGAATCTACAACTTTGTTAGCTTTATCTCGCATCTTTCCAAGAGCATTAATATAATCACCATACATATTTTCGATAGGGGTGCCTGAACCAAGGGTCTTAGCATCCTTAACCATTTCTACAACATGGTCTGTAGATACAGTTTTTGATTTCTTAATTGTTGGTTTAAGTCTTGGGTTTGCTGCAAGTTCTTCTGGTGTTCTAGCTTTCTCCCAATACTCAAGAGTACGGTGCTCAGTCTTAGATCTAGAAATAAGAGTTGATGCTCCATTTTTTATTTTTCCAGATATAACATCAAAATGATCTTGATATTTTTTCTTTAGTGATGGAATATCATTTTCTCTTTCTGAACGTTTATAATCCAAATTATGTTTTTCTGCGTCAATAACAACCATTGAATGTTTAACGGCTCTAGCAATCTCAGATTGACTAGCTCCTTTAAGAGTCATATCAGTAATAAGATTTGATACTTCTCCCATTTTTCTTTGTTTCTCAGGCCAGTTACCTTTTGAGTCACGCTTCAAAATCTTTGGATCCGAAGATGCATATTTGTTAGTATCGAAGTTCTTAAGTTCTTTTAATGAACGACTTGTTTTAATTCCATTTTTATTGTTAGGAATAACCATTACAGTGTCGCCATCGAAATCGGCACCAGATAATTTAGATGCGACAGATGAGTCGATACCAACGGCATCTTTCGCGCCCTTCATAAATTTGGCAGGACCTTTTTCTAGCTTGTTGTTAACAGTTAACTCTGGTAATTCAAAAATACCACCATGAGGATATCGAACAAGAACTACTTTTTCACCATTCTTAAAGTTTGGTGCATAAATTTCGTTAGCTTTAATACCAGATAAAGGTAAAATAACTTGACCTTTCATTCTGTCGAAGCCAGTTAATTTAAGGTTATGACGTTTAGTTGTCAATCCGTCAGCAAAATCTTGCATCAAAGCCTTTTTAATTACTGGATTTGTCAAATTATTTATTTCATCAAACTCTTTTTGTAATTTATCATAAGTAGTTTGAATACGACCTTTTACAAGAGCAGGAGGTTGTTTAGAAACAAACTGAGAAGATAAGGTTTTAGACCAAGTTCCCCAATCTCCTTCTTCATTAACTTTATTAATAGCACCTTTTTGTCCATTAGCTTTAATTTGAGCGCCGAATGGATTATCTGGGTCATCTTTTAATTTCTTAAGAACAGACTCTTTTGGTGTTCCTTGTTTCTTATTAGTGTTAAAAATAACATCAACGCCTTTAGGAAAATCTTTAGGATCACCATATACCGCCATACCTTTTAGATAATGAGTTCCACCAACACCGATGCGAACTTGTGCATATCTAGAACCACCTAAATCCAAGTCTTTTACACCAGGACGTAATTCCATAACACCATCTTTATCGGTACCGCCTTGTTCATCATAACGAATATGAACACGCTTCCAATCAATATGTTCGATCGGTTTCAAACCTAATTTAGTTGAACCGTCTTCGGCTTTATATAAATTAGGAGGAACAATTTCATGCTTATGTTCACGAACAATATCTGGATTTGATTCTTTTGTAAGAACCTTCATTTCAACCCAGTGATTATCATTAGTAGCATTATTAACATATACTTTATGCATATGATAACCTTCTGCTTCTAATTGTTGAACGGCACGTTTTAAGGTATTTTCTTTAATACCCAATTGTTGAGCAGACCCTAATCCGACATCCAAATATGGGTTTTCTTTAATTAAAGATTTAAGATCATTTTTAACACTTTCCATTCGATTAACATTATTTCGAACTTGTTCATTTAAATTCATACGAACAGATGATTCCGGAATACCAGTTCTACGAGATATTTCAGTAGGACCATATCCTTTCTCGTGAAGTTCCATAATCATAGATTGATTTTTTAATCGAATAGTTTGGTTGGCAATAGTATTTCTTGCACGAAATTCGCTCGTGGTAATACCTAATTTATTTGCGATTTGAGTATCGCTTAATCCAGTCTTACGATATTTTGCAACTTTATCGGACCATGATGTAGCCCGTTGATATGAATTTTCACCAGAACCCCAGGTGTATCGTCCACTATGAGGAATACTTCCTTGGTGTGGAGTGCCTTGGTGTTCAAGATAGGCTTCTTGTAAATCCATCACAAATATGGTCCTTTCTATTTAGGTTTGTTCTCAAGAATACCAGAGAATTCTTTAATTGTATGATATACGTCATACACGTCTTCTGCTTCAGGAATATAAGTATCAATGTTCTCTCCTTGATAAATACGCAATTCAAAATCAGTCTTCTCAGGAGCTACACCGTATTCCAAACAGAAATATGCAGCATAAACAAGCAATTGTTCCATTTTTGGTTTAGTAACACCAGTCTTTAAATCATGAATCCTAAGAAATCCACGAGGATTATCCTTCTTAGGAGGGTCATATCTAATAGCGTCAGCTGTACCAAAAGCATATGGTGAGTAAAATAACAATACTTCACTATCCATACGATACCCAATTGCATCGTTAACAAAATTAGCAACTGCTGGATGAGTATGCCCTGGTAATAAACGAATTCTATGTTGAATTGCATTACTCGCAAACTCATGAAGCTCAGTTCCCCGTTGTTTAGCTTTTTCATTTTCAAAGCGTTCCACCAACTTCTCCGGGTCATATTTTAACCAATGACATTGACTAGCGCTTAAAAATGAATGTTTACCTTCGAACTCGGGATGTCTGTTCCATTTCATTAAGAACTTCCTCCTTATTCTCTGGATATATAGTACGAGCCCATCCGCCCATAGAATTATACTTTTCTAAGTAATATTCTTGATTGGGTCTATAAGGAGCATTTGCACTACGCTTAACTTCTAAATGATAAGAATATGGACCAATGTCCACTGACAAGTCGGGTATTCCTTGAATATGGCCCGAATCGTTTTTCTTAACAATAGCATCAGGAAATCTATTATGAAGGTCCTGAATTAATGTTCGTTGAAAATCTCTTTCGAGTTTGGACATGTTTGTTCTACCCAGTTCCTTTCATTAAATTTCTTTTTGTTTCTTATGGAGCGTTCAATTGCATCATCAATAGAGGCAGGGGATTTAAGATAGAGATAAAATAAAAACTTAAAGGAGGTATTCACTCGATTTATCCGTCCCTCGGATTGCTCCATAATCCGATAAGAATAATTTAGAGAATAAAACAATATTGTATCAGTAGTAATACAGTTCCATCCCTCTGCCCCGGCCGTGTACTGAACCAAATATACCCATTCAGTAGCATTTGGGATAGGTTCATGTTTCTGACCGTTCCATTGATAGTATGCCCTATTTAATTCTTGACAAATCTCTTTGAGAATATCAAGTTCATAGGTGTAGTTATAAAAGACAATAATTTTATCACGAGTCATTATCTGTTGTTTAGCATTTTCAATTCTACGAGGACTAGTATTAATTATTCTTCGCAAAACTTGTGTAAACTCAGATGCATTTGTTATAGGTTCTTCCGTAAATGGATTAAACCTTGTGTCTATAACTCGTTTATACAACTCTTTATCAAAAGAAGTATTTATATATTGTCTATGGACTTCGGTTGTTCTAAAATCAGCCATAGGTACGGCTAAATATTTACGCAACCGTTCTAAGCGATCAACCTCATGATATCGTTTAATCTGAGGGAACTTAGAATATGGATTGTATTCGACGTGTCTATCTACAAATTCAGTTTTGTTTCTGTAGAAATTGTTTGCTAAGAATATACACATCCAATCCATCCAAACATCTCCTGGCGTTGCAGTTAGCATGATCCATTTGTTCTTACGAGCAATCTTAATAAAAGAAGTACCCCATGAACCATAACCAATTGCTCGTTGTTCATCGAATAAGAAGAATGCATCTTTAACATCCAAATACTTGGTTATATTATTCCATGAATCAACAATACCTTCAATTCCGAGCATTTCCAAATCACGATGCCATTCTTTGTCATTACGTTTCTTAGCAACCGTAATAATATAGAGTGGCATATCACGATGGTTTTCTATATAATAAAATAGGCCGGTCAAGGATTTACCCGAACCGACCTTCCCGCACAATACAGAACCATTATGTAATCTATCAACCGCCCTCCGTTGATAGTCATATAATTCAATTTTAGAATCCATATTTACGACGAAGTGGATTATCCACTACACGAATATATGCATTCTTCAAGTTAAGACGAGCATATTGTCCATCTGGACTTGGATCTCGTCGAGCAATAGTCATATCGCACAAAGCAATTTCCATATCATCAAGCATTGATAATTGACTTTCGTCGTTCAAGAACATACGGTCAGTCGGCGCAATATCTTCGTCGATAGGAGTTGTGCCATCATCATAAATAATGGCGATACTTGGTAAACCGAATTGAGTATAAACACGAACCTTGAAGAAATACGACGGTTCAAACATGTCAGGATTCTCAGCCATCTTAGCCGCCATTTCGTCCGTAACATTTTTTGGTTCATACAATTTAACATTAATACCATATTGTTGTAGAAGTTCTACATCTTCAGGGTTTACCTTAACATTAAAGTAACGGTCGCCTGCGCGATTGTACTTTTCTTGACGCCCACTGAAGTTGCGAGCGAATAAGAATTCAACTTCTTCCAAAATAATTTGGGAATTTGAGATTTGTGAAATTTTTGTCATTGTATTGTCCTTTCTAACTGACGTGTGTCTGACATATTTTCAAAAAAGAAGAAAGGAGAACAAATCAGCAGAATTTTGTTCTTCCTCTCTATTATGTGCCATGTAAATCCTGCGATTTCAAAATAGTCTATTTTTCATCACCCTACGAAACTTGTAGAGCGTCCGCATAATCTTTAGGCATATCATCAACAATTTGGTTGATATCTCCAACCTTAATAATTTTCTTAAGACCATCGATTGCAATCTTATCATAATAAGAAAAATCGACATCTTCATAATCGAATTCGGAAGTTTGTTTAAACAAATATCCTTTCGTTCCAGCAATGGATTTGAAGTTTTCATTATCTTCAGTCCACATACATTCTTTACCAGACTTAGAAGCGTAAATAGAGCCAACCTTACCAACAAATTCGTCACCAAGATAAATATGACCTTTCGATTGTTTGGTAATAAAGAAGTCGCGGTCAACTAATTCTTCTTTTGTCCATACGCGTTTCAACAAATATGTGTTTGCGTATTCTGCTCCAGTTGGAGACCAGCTGTCATCTTCGAGCTGAGCAATATAAACCGCGTTATTAATTAATGCCATACGTTTATATGTGTGCTCATGTTCAAATTTATAATTGTACTTAGGTTGCTTACCGAAGTCCTCAACAAATTTAATGATGTCATCATCAGCATCAGGAATCTTAACAGAGTCCGTCTTAATATGACAAACCTTATAACCTTTTTCTTCAACAGCAAATTTCAAGTCAACCATAAATAAAGCACCACGTTTTGCAACGATGTTGTCAATATTGTCTGGGTGTTTGAATTTGTTATCGAATTTAGCAGAGGTCATACCATATACAGAGTTGATTACAATCTTCAATGCTGTTACTAAAGGTTTAAGATATTCTGGATTATCCAAGAATGGAGCCAAGATACCGTCAAACATTTGTTTAACTTCATCAATCTTGTTATGTTTAAGTAATACACGAACTTTAAGTAAGTCGGCATATCTTTGAGTATACGGTCCGAAGTAGTTCATATTTACAAGAGAGTTCGGATGCATAGACTCTACGTCAAGCAAAGCAATATCTTTATACACTCCGGGCTCGGCATATACAAATCCACCCTCACCAGTTTCGAATCCACGGTAATATGACTTACCGAACTCGTATCGATAACCAGGAAAGATTGTTTCTAATTTTACATAATTGAATTTCTCTTGTGGTTTAGGGTCATCACCAAATATGAATTTTGCTGTAAGCTGATTGTTAGTCGCATTCATCGAACCTTTCGAAATGGTTGCTAGAATTTCACGCGCAACATAGTCAGCATATATAGCATCGAATAATTTCTCAGTTGCATCAACGTCATTGACACAGTAGTCAACAACTACAGGAACTAATTCATCAGCAACAGGTTGGTCCCAAGGGATTTCCATTTCGACGTGTTTAATTCCTAAGTCAACTTCCCAGCGCTTTAGTGATTGTTTCTTTTGCGAGTACTCATAAATATCCGTGTAACTCAATTCATAAGCTGCCGCATACATTCCACTCTTCGCATTTTTTTCATTAACAATTCTGTATGATTGACGGAACAATTCTAAATTGTCACATCCGAGCAGTCGTGCATAGAGAATATGGTTATCGTATCGTCGGTTGTTGAAACCAACTAGAGGAAATGATAATAAGTGTTCGATTTGGTCTGGGGTTGGATTAACCCATTTCACAAATTCGTCTTCGCCATATTTCTTCCACACTACAACAAATAAGTTTGGATACACCTCAATATCGAAGAACACTAATTCTTCTTTTGGATATATCTTTGTGAAGTTTGTCAGCTTAGCTTCGGTTGCTCCATCGTCATCACGAATAGACGACCATGGGATTTTCTGAAACACAGCCAAACAATAATCACGGTTGTTAGTTGAACGCAGCGCTCTTAAAAATACATCATGCTTCAAATCAGTCAAGTCATATTCTAGCCCCATGTCGTATGCTTTATGAATTTGATCTGAAATCCAATCGATTGTTGGTTTTGTATTTGGGTGACTTGGTTTCTCACCTTCAATAAGACCTAATTGTCTTTTTACAAATTTACGAAGTGTCTTCTCCGTATATGTGATTTCTTTTACGTCTTCGTACATCTTAGCCTTTCTCTCTTTCAACGGCAAGCCCGATGAAATATGAGATGGTTGGAGATTGTTTGACGCTTTGTCAATCCGTCTCAAAGAGGCGTTGCCTTTATACACTTTGATTTCAATATGCTCATCAACCAAATTATCAAGTTCGTTCACATTACCATCATAGATATAATGCAAATGAATACCTTGACCTGATTTTGAGACCTCAGCATAAGTTGGCGGAAATTTTGAAGCAGCCTCAATATTTAAATCTAGGTTCTTATTTCCATCCTCATCTTTCAAATCGAAATCAATCACAATATGATTCAACGGAACTTTAACCCAGTGTAGTTTTTCCGTTTGAATATCTTTTAAAGTTGTACGTACATCTTCCCATTTCATCATGGGGTTTCCATTACGTTGTGCTAGCTGCGCAGGATAATCTTCTGCGAGTCTATTAAATACACGATTGTCGTGGTCAAATTTAAGCCAATTATCTGGAACAATCATTTCGTCTTGATTAATTGGACTAACAAGTCCTTCCGGAAATGCAATATTCCATCTAAATCCTTTGAAATAATTCTTAACACGAACGCCATCCACTGCGCCATCCTTAACCATTGTATCAAAATAACGCAAGGCTTCTCGTTTTATAATTGCCTTATAACCGTCGGTCTTCCATCCCATATCTTCCAAATATTCACGATACAGTTCACTAATTTGACGAAGACTAATTCCGTCTTGCATATGAATTGCATTGGAGCGAATAAAATCAAAGATGTGGTCTGTCTGTTCGGCCATATCAACATCGAAGTATTCATCAAAATAATCAAAACCCAATTCCTCAAAACGGTTAATTGCCATCTGAGCGATATAAGGCAATTCGAATTTGATTTGAGACATCAACTGATTATATTTAGTATGACTAACTTTCTGTCCACTAGGATTTACTACAACAGCACGTCGAGTAATACCCGAGTCAACATTACGAACTTTATATCGTTGGTTTGACGCTGTAATCAATAATCCTGTAAATGTGACAGAATAAGGTTCTTTAAACTTTTTATTAACCTGAATAATTTCATGACTTGTCAATTTCAATAACGGAGTGTCATTTTGAATATGACTGATATCCGTATCCTCGTCAATCAATAACGGTACTTCCTGAACTTGTCCTGTTGCAAACTGGTCATTGCTTGTTAGCAGTTTCAAGTCGATAGGAGCACAGTAATCTTGAAATAACATTCTGAATATCTTTAATACGGTACCTTTACCACTACCCTTCGAACCATATAAATACATGAACTTTTCAATCTTGTACATGTTGTTGGTAAATAACGCACCCATAAACCACAATATCTTGTCAAGCTCTTTTGGAATATATAGAGTCCCAAGCAATTCTTTGAATGCTGGAGCATCTCCTTCTGTTGGTGTGTAATTTAATTGTGTAGTAGCATAATCACGTCTCTTCATCTTGTGGTCTGCGAATAATATCTTTTGGTTGAAAGATACATCGCCTGACTCACAGGCTTTACAGAAATCTTGAAATAACCTGAACTTACCAACCGACGCTCTACGGATTTCCCGAACATCAATTCTTAAACCAGGTCTACCTTCTTCTATTTCCTTAGCTCTTCGCCAAAGAATAGTATCAATATCATAAAATAAGTTCTTTTGTTGGGTATCCCAATAAGAACCATTCCAGTATGCATAAAACTTGGAACCTTTAACAACCAAGTCTTTCGTATCACCAAAAATGAAATCGGGAGATACCTCATAATCAACAGTTCTGTTGTTTGATGTGAACTTTTTGATAGAAACGTCTAAAAAATCCACTTTATACCTCCATTTTCGTTTATCACATGTCCTCCCCCTTTTTACCCCCTCTCACCATTGTATGTATATACTAGTTCATTTTCAACTCATCCCAATATACAATAGGAAAAGGGGCCATTTTAGGGGGTCAAAGGGTGTTTTTTAAGGAAAAATCCCTTTTTTCTCAACATTTTTCCATCAATATTATAGGTTACCAATGAGACCCCCAAATTTCCCCAGATTTTTTGGGGGAGGTTTGAGAGCCAAAATAGCCATTTTTAGACCGATTTTCCTACAATATCAATGTAAATTCCTACAGTCCCTCAAAGTTTTTACCCAGTTTTTCACCAAATTCCAACCCGAAAACCATAGAAATATACCTATTTAGACCTTCTAATCCAACGTAATTCTACCCGATTTGTCAAGGAATTATCCGTTTGATAGCTATTTGCAACCCGTACAAGGTATTCAAAACCATCAATTTTTACCCGGATAATCTCCCCATATAAGGTGGATAATATAGGATTACGAGATAATACAAGCTTCCAGCCAGTTATAATCCCGTCCACATCCTTAATATACTTTGCGTCAAACGCATCTAGCACTACTGGCGAATTTGTATTATGTTTCATACTTATTTATTAGCTTCCTTTTCTTTTGGCTGTTCTTGTTTGGTTAAAGGCTCAGTAGTAATGAAACCATCTGGTTCGACCTTGAATGATGGTTCTTTATCAAGTTTACCATCTGGAAGAAGTTTATACCAACCGTCGTTATATTTAATGAAGCAATCAGACTGCATAACACCATCTTTAGGATCGCAGTAGTACCAGTTGTCATAGTATTTAATCCAACCTGTCTTCATTGCTCCATCTTTATCAAAGTAGAACCATTTACCGCCAATCTTGACCCAAGAAGTAGCCATATATCCTTTTTCGTCAAAGTGATACCAATTTCCATCAGAGTGTTTCAACCAGCGATTAGCATACATATATCCATCTTCTCCGAAGTAGAACCATGACTTGTTTTCTTCAATATACTCGAAGCGGTTTGTTGGATATGACCCGTTTTGACGTACATACCACCAACCAGTGTTATTGTGTTTCCAACCCGGTTCAACTGGCTGAGCTTCACTAACACCCGTATATCTATATGCATAATAATATGGTTGACCTGAATAATACCAACGTTCGTCGTAATTATTTACGGAGATACCGTCATATGCGTAGTTACAGTGGATAATATTATCTGAGTCCAAGAAGATACCAGTATGTCCTCCAGCACCTGCAGAAGCACCTTTACGTCCCCAGATGAAGATATCTCCACGTTGAGCATCCCAAGGTGTGTTTTCGGCAATAAGCTCAAATCCATTGTCAAGCAACCATTGGTGTTCGTATTCGGTATTTACTGCCCAACCAGCTGATACTGCTCCACCTGAGCGTAGAGCGTAGTAAATAGATGAAGAGCAATCGTATGAGTCGTCCCCATCACGATATGCCATGCTGTATGATACTTGTCCTTCGCGGTTTTTCATCCACGCTAGTGATGTTTCTAAATTAATTGTCATTTGTTTTCTCCTTTTGTTTTTGGTTTAAAATAAAAAGTTGGTTTGTACCCTTTAAAGAAAGGTACTTGGTTATTTTTCAGATGATCTCTCGAGATGTTGTTCTTGATACAAATCATAGTAGTAATGTTCTTTTGGAAAATGATGACGAGCAAAATCCCTGTCAGTAACAACAAATTCAACGACTTGATTCGTAGAATATATCAAATCAAAATTCTGAACTTCTTCATAGATATATTTCTGAAGTGTACGTTTGTCGATAACTATAACCAAGATTTTAGGCTTATTCATCATCGTCCTCCTTAGGAAGATTAAATCGTTTAGTCAGAAATTCAGACTCAACATCACCCCCGGGATTTTTGTCAGTTTGTGAATACAACTCTTCCATGACACCCTCAAGCACCATTTGGATCTCGTCTTGAGTTAAATCGCTACGAGTTTTGAAATACTTAGAGAAGATATCAAAAGATAGATACTCGCTGCCAAGAATAATGTTTGCAATTTCTTTGTAATAACTACGACGTATTTTAGCACAATGAATTCTTGTATTTAAATCAGTCTTAGGATTTCGTTGGATCTTAAGATTTGCAACAAGGAAACCAATAACCCCTTCCATGTTTTTAGAAAGCTCTTCGATTTCTTTGTTTTGTGGAATACACTCAGCAGCATAACGCATAATATCAATCTGATCGTCATCATTATGAGTATTCTTTTTAGGTTGTTTGAAAGTCATGTATGGTTCGTCTTGGCCGAACACATACACATTTCCTACTTCTTCCTCGCCATCCTCAGCTCGAACACCCTTTAACCAGCATGCAGTCAGCGCAGCGTAGTTAGATAGGTCCTCAAGGGTGTCTAGGAGGCTCTCAGAGCCCACCTGCTGCATTCTAGACTCATCCGTGAGTGCTTCTAAGCGGTTCATTTTGTCGCTCATACGGACTATGCTAGCTACGATTCCGTGCTTGTCCAAAGACATCTCAAATGAGTCACCATAGTCAGAATTCTTCTTGCAAAATGTCTTGTATTGCCCATCATATTGCTCACGCATAGTTTTTTCATTAATTTTTACCATTATCTTTTACCTTTCCTTACGGATATGTCGATTAAACTTATCCATAGACTCAAAATATTCAACTAGTGCAACATTAGACATTGGAATATATATAACGTCTGGATATGATCATGTAATTCAATCTTAAGTAGACTAAGACCTTCTGTTAAGAAACAATAATCCTTAACTCCTTGATAAACATTAACCGCTATACCTTTAGAATTTAGAGCTTTATTATCGTTTAAATATTTTACATACAAAACTCTGTTAGCCATGTAAATCTCCTTCGTCAATATTACTAAGGTAATCAATGGCCTCTTTTATAATACCCTCCACAAATTCTATTGTGTTTGTTTCATCAGTATCGTTAGCATGATTACAATCAAAACCGAGGATAGAATATTTAGCTCTATGTTCCTCATAAGTAATTCCTCCGTGGAAGATATCATCAATTCTATCCTTAATTTTTCTAATATCGATTGTAGAAGGCACATGGATATACCCACAATACCACCAGCTACGAAGAGACATGTCTTTGTGTTCGTTACGGAATTCTTCTATGAGTTCCCTAGGATATTCAATCTTTTTAATAGATCCTTCAAATCCTTTGTACTCCATATCAACAACATTAGTAATACTCATTTTCTTTCTCCCTCAAAGTGTTCTTTTACACTAACATTTTTCATAGTCTGAATTACATTCTCTTCTTCAGCCTTCGTATATTTGAAGATATCAATCTTCTTAATTCGTTTTGGGTCAATAGTTATAATAACACCACTAATCAAATTGATATCCTGTAAATACGAAACCAAGATATATGAGTCATGCACTTCAATATTCGTTACCGCATCATAACGGTCAAAATCTTTACCGTTAGTGTATTCAACATAAACAGCTTTCATCTCACTGTACCCTTCTACTTTTAGCTGTTAGCGGAGTAGGTTTGATAATTTCATCAATCGAAATAACATCCGCTTTCAAAATTTCTATTGTGATAAAATCATTACCGGACTTGTATTCTATCTCACATATATCAGACGCAATAATCCAACGGATTGCCACAACATCTTCGAATGTGAGTTTAGCAATATCACCTTTAGTGTCAACGTATTTCACTGCGATATTTATAGGAATAGTCCAATGTAAAGATAAGAACTCATGTTTCAGTTTATTCAATAAATGAGAGGTCTCATCAGGCTTCTCACCATGATTGACCCCTCTAAATATCGATGTTCCGAATGAGTTGATTTTGTAATCGCTCATTTTATTATCCTCATTTCGTTACCTGTTATAAAATCAGCAACAGCACGAATATTAGCTTCTGCAAATTCTTCTGTATTAGGATAATCAAGACTCTCCACATGGTTCAAGTCAAATCCTAGTTGAACAGTATCTTTGTATCTCACTTCATCAGTAATACCGCCATGCATGATGTTATCGATAACGTCACGATACTTCTCTTCTTCAGAGAAAGGTATTTCGATATACCCACAGTACCATGAAAGACGCCCAGACATATCCGGAAAAGATTTGAAAGAATCTATGCTTGTCTGTGGATATGATACTTCTGTAATCATACAACGATATCCCTTATACTCAAAATTTCTCACATGTTTAATCATTTCCTTACTCCATTTCCCTAATAACTTTCCATTTAACAAGTTTAGATAATCCAATACCGTAATGTGATGCATGACCGTCTTTTAAAAGGTATTCGAATTTAAGCATATCGAGTCCTGCTTCTTGAATATACGATGCGTTAGTTACATTTATAATATTTACTTTTTCAGGTCTATTATCTTTATCCAAATACTCTATTTCAATCTCATATTTCTTACCAACACCCCATTCAGGAACGATGTCACCATCATTCGCCCATGTTGGTTTAGGATAAATACCGTAAGAAGCATTAAAATCTTCTAGTGAGCGAAACATTTTGAATTCTTTAATACGTTTCAAATCAATATTTGTGATAACGTATAAGGTTTTGCCTTCTTCATTTTTGTTAGGAACACAATGACCGATTGATAAAAATCCTGCTCCTGTTTCGCATCTATCGACATTGAAGAACATATTATTAAATTTTTCATGATAATATGACACTTCAACAATAATTTCTGGTTTGATAACTTCATTATCCATTGTTAACCTCCACAATTGCGTCAGTTTCAGGTTCCCAATATCGTTCACCAGCAATAAAACGTCGAGTTTGTTCGTCGGTTAGTTTGTGAACTTTCTGCATATCTGAAATGAATTGGTTGTAGTAATCGAAGTTATCAATTACCTTACCTTCACGTCGTACGGTGTCAAATTCAGACCAGTTTAACTCTTCTGGATAAATGGGAGGGGTTAAGCGACGCAAATGAATAAGTGGGAATTTGATTGTATGGTCTTTGTCAACTTTGAGTTGTAGAGAAATAGAATTATTCCAACCAAAGAATTCGTCAAGAGGTTCAACTTCAAGACCAGCAGTTCTTCGTAAGTCTGCCACGGTTACAGTTCCGCCACTTTGAAGATGACGTAAAATGCTGTCCAACCAAACTAACATTTGGTCTTCAGGCTCGCATGACATAAGTTCATATAATTCATTAAAAGCTTCTGTTTGCTTTTCAAAGTCAGCAGGTTTGATAACTGGGATGCGTGTGATGTCTAGTGAATATCTCATTTGTAATCTTCTCCATTCAATTTTGTTTCGTATTGTACAATCCATTTAGGCTTTTGTAAAATATCGTAGTTAAAGTAATTCTCCTCTTTAATAGTAGATAAGAGGAAGAAGTTGTGAATATGCAGTTCTGTTCCTTCCGGCTTATGTGCAGAGAAAGGAATGTTCCCAAATAAACAATCTAAGAAAGGGTTTTCAGGATAAGTTGCTAAACGTGCTTTGATACTTGGATGACCAGTATATCCGTTATCATCACGTTTAAACCTGAACATTTTCATACGACCCTCAGTAATTGAGTTAGCCATATATTTGTCGAAGTTCAAATCCTTCCTAAGCATATCCAAACAAAACAGTTGTTGTTCTTTGATACTTTGGAAAATAAGCATGCGTAGGTCTGTAGGCTTTTCAGAAATAAGAATGAATGGATAATACCCTCCATTCTTAGTATCCTGCATAAGATTATATCGTGTTCCCACAAAAATGTTCAATTTAGGGGCCTGAATATTATGTTTCAGCATTATGCCGTTGTAAATATCCGCCCATCTACAATATACAGGTGAGAATGACTCAGTCTTTGCGAAGTTTTCAAGGTGGGTTTTAATCCCACTCTCCTTCACATCATATTCTGATCCTTCCCAACCATTAAAGAATGATAAAATTCCCTTTATCATCGCCTTTCACCTCTTTTTCACTTACATACAAACCATCGTTAATCACTCCTTCAGTATATTCCTGAATTCCGAACGTATATACCCTCTGGGAATTTTCTGACAATTGTTTCATAGAAAACATAGGGTATACTGAGCAATACATATTCACAAGCTTAACTAGTTCTTTAGTATTACCATTCAATGAGAAATGTAGCATACGGTTATATAGTTCCGCATTATTACTTCCATCAGGAGCGTTCCAAAGAATACAGATGCATGGTAAGTCCCAACCCTTTTTATAAAGGATTAGGAAGTTGTTACCTGTAGAGAAATCCAATAGATGTCGAATTCTACCAGTACGATTGAATAATACATTGTAATCACCAACAACATATTTAGCAGTCTTATCCATATGGTATTGAATAACTTTCCATGAGTTACCATCAGTAAATTTCTGGAAGTCGAATAACTTCTTATCGAAGTATGGCATTTCTTTATACCATACTTTCCAATTATAGTCCTTCCAATCTGAAAGAATAACACGCGCACCTTCGACATATTCTTCTAAGCGATTTTTAATATGTCCACTCACTAGTCCTGTCTTTAACAGAAATAAACTCACAAGTTGTTTTAACATTTTATTCTCCTAACCAATTAGTTTCTTCTTTAGATGGATACTGAATACGAAATTCCGGAATAAAGCGTTCGTCAACAATATCTGAAATTAGATAGTTGTGCTCATGCCACAAGCTTTGCGCGGCTTTATACTTCTCTTCAGTAATATGGAATAGTCCATAAGTACCATCAGTATTTGCTTTACCAAGACGATGACGTTCTACAAATGAAACGATGGTATCATTGATTACAGGATCCAAATCAGACTCTAAGTCAAGTCCAAGAGTCTCAACCATCATATCTGCGAACTGTTCAGTAGTTCCGGCTTTACCAGTAGCAAAGTCAAGTTGCTTAGCGTAGTAAATAATCATTTCACCAATAGATGCCCAATCAGAATGGATTGTACCAAAGCCAAAGTATTCCGTACGGTCACGGATAATATCTTCACGGATGTTCTTATCGCCAATATTCTCTTTAATAGGAACATATTCCCATGAGAATAACACTGCCAGATTATCACGGAGCTGCTCATCTTGAATATCATAACGTTCCATTACGAGGGCTCTCCAATAGTCATAGATTTCAACAGTGTTTGGCTCATAGATTTTACGGTCATATTCCATATCGTTTGCCTTAAGTGATTTGATTTGAGCAGTCATTTCTTGTGTTGAACTAATAATCGAACGCGCGGTATATTGATTATCGCGGTGATTAAGTAGTTTGCTTCCTTCCTTATATTTTTGTACGTATTCGTATCGGTTTCCGTCCATATCCTCTTCAATAATTAATTCTTCAGTCAATGGATTGTAGTCTGCTCCGAAACGTTTTTCATATGGTGACAATTCACGACGAATATCATTGTCTGGTGTACGGTACCAATCGAGTCCATCATTAGGAAGACCATCAATTTCCCGAATGTGTTGATCAAATTCTTCTTCTCGTTCAGCCTGTTTAGCAAGTTTTTCTTCCAATTTCTTTGCTTCGGCTTGTTCAACGAGTTCTTCGTATGTTAGGCCCTCAGCTTCGAGCTCATCTTCTTCCTTCCACCATTTGTAAATACGGTAGGCACCATATCCGACGCCAGCCGCACCCACAATTCCCAAAATAACTTTAACAGGTGTATTCATTAGTTAAGTTCCTTTCTTGTTTTCTTTGGAATAAAATCTTTGAATGATGTTGTCGCATATAAGTTGCGAGGTGTTTTCCAGCGAACGTAGAATTGGATTTCAGTTTCTTGTTTGTCATCGTTCCATACTTCATGAGCATCCCATTCAATATAGAATCCATCAGTATCTGTCCAACCGAATGGAAGAGCAGCTCTAGGAACTTCAAATCCAAGAATATCCAATACTTCTGCGAATGTGAGCATTCCGCTGCGCATCATTTTTTCTGTCAACACTTTATCTGCTTCTTTGATTACGCCTTCATTATATTCGGGTGAGTCAGAAGCATATTTGTGTGAGTGCTTGAACCACATGCCGTACAAGTCACCTTCGTTTGGAATGATAGATTCAACTTCAATATCTTCACCATCAACATTTACGGTTTTAGTTTCAAGTGGCGCGTCTACTTTCTTAAATGTTTCTTCGTCGAGAACAGTCTTAGCACGCAAACGATAACGAGCGTGTTCTTCAGTAACAATTGCAAGTGCAGAAGATACAGCTTTAAGACGGTTTGTTTGGATTGCAAATCCCAAAATGATTGATGCAGTAGATGCAGTTGCAACGGCTACAGGAATAGCTACGTCTTTAGTAATATCTTTTACGACATCCATACGTGTGTATTCTTCGCCGACCGCATCCATTTGCTCATATTTGGCTTTTGTTGCTTCAAGTTTCTTACCAGATTTGATACCTTCATACACAGAATATCCGTATCCAATAAGACCCGCGCCCAATAATACATAAGGTGCGTACTTTTTACCAAGAATTTTAGTTGTTACAAGTGCAGATTTAGTAGATGCTTTAATAGTATTTAAGTCAAATTTCATTGTTCTTTCCCCTTTTTATTTCACATATTTTACTTCAAACTCATCATTATGAGTCTCATATAACAATGTATAAGCCATAGCGCCTTCGCTAGTAAATTGAGAGTGTGATTTCACTTCACGCTCTTTGTTAATATGGTCTATATGATCGAAATCAATAGTCCATTGATTATCAGTCTGTTTGATTATTACATCAGTTACTTCGGCGAATAACATTGGTCGTACGCCGGGAATTTTAGGATAAATTCGAATTTTCACAGGCTTTCTAACTCCTCATTAATTTGTTTCCAAAGTTCATCAATCTTTTCATCGAGGAACTTTTCTTCGATTTCATGCTTCTTGACAATATCTGGTGTTACCCAGAAATAGCCAATGTTGTAGATATCTTTTGGAAAATGATGCCATTCTCCACGATACTTAATAAAATAATAGTGGTCACATATTTCGAAATGCTCCACATTATACCATGTGTCTATGTGTATACCGTTGTGCAATATAACACACGACATGGATAGTTCATAATCATTCATGCATATATCATTTTCCTTTCACCCATAAGTAGGCAAGAACGACCCAACCGAAAGGTGGTGTTAACAATAGAAATAGTGTTCCAAGGCAGCTTTTCATTTTTACTTTCCTCCGATAAATGATTTTAAGTTTTTATTAAAATTTTGTTTTCTTTCACGAACCAAACGAATACGTTTTTGAGTTGGTGTCTCGGGTTCATACTCGTCTTTTTTCATTAGAGCAATATAATACTTTTTGTCTAATTTGTTACGATTACTAAAATCCTCAGGTAACATTATACCTCCACTGGTTGTGGGAAGTTGATTTTAAATCCTCCACCACGAGCAGCCACAATACGTGCTCCTTGTAGTCCTTGGCCATTTCCGGCCAATGTCCAACCAAATGCTTGGTCTGTAAATTTAGCTGGCTGGTCAGATAACTCATAGAAATCCCCAACAGTCACTACACCATATGTATCCAAATTGGCAAGCATAATATTGAATACTTCTTGTGCATCCTGACGAGTGTCAAAAATGATTTCTTCCACATAATTTGATGCCTTGCGATTTCGTTTAGCATAACTTTGTGTGTAGTCCTGACGATTCGCATCACGCCAAGAGTCAATACGAGTTACATTATTAGCACGTCCCCAATATCCAGGAGTGCTTCTACGAGCATGGATATAATCCTGTCCAAAAATCGCACGCTGAATAGCTGTTGTTGCCATATCGGCTAATCCGTTCTGTACACTAGGAACTAAAACTTCATAGAACATATGCCCCGACCAACCACGGAAACCTTCTTCACCGAAAAAGACATTTCCAAGCCATTTTCCAACCCCGGATTTTTTCACCCGTCCCTTTGCAACAGGTTGGATATGCTTATCCATCATCTCATTTGCTTCGTCAAGAGGTTTTACCTTAGTTTTAACTTTATTGTAATCTGTTTTTGTCATACCCTAATTCCTTCTACTTTTGCCATCCATCGAGCGTCTGCTGGCGCCATATATTTCTGAATACCAGATACTGCAGTGAAGCGTTCGCCTTCAAATGACATTCTATCATTATACACATTTAATTCCGTCGCAAAATCCGCGAGAGCAATATCACGAGGACCATCCAACGGAATATAGAACGTTACTGTATGGTTACGGTTTTCTACTTTAACCGCCCCATAGTCCTCTAAAATAACCATAAATTATTCGCTAGTTGTTTTGTTTTCGCCTGTTGTATATCCCCAGACATAATGGGCTAACCCAATAATACCTCCAGTCACAAATCCTGCAATTCGTGGATCAAACCCAAAGTAATATACCATTGCAGTATAAGCCAATGAATATAACAATCCTCCAGATAACAACATAATCAAAAAGCCTAATACAGTTTTCACTAGCTTCTCCTTTCTAAATTTAAAAAAAAAGAATACCGAGTGTTTTTCTCGATATTCTTATGAAACTTATTCTTCAGTGTTATCACTGTCGTCAGATCCAAGATCAAAATCATCTTCGTCTGTTGCGTCGTCATCGTCTTTATGTACCGCATCTACAAGCGATTTAGCCACAAGTCCTAGTCCAGCTACCACTAGAGTCGCAATAGCAGTTTTCTTGATCCACGGACGGTTTTTAGTAATCCAACGTTTTACTTTACCTTCCGTTTGTTCAACTTCAACTGTATGTGTTGACTCTTCGGCAGTCTCAACTGTTTCTGTGACAGTTTCCTCTACTTGATCCGCAGCCTTTTCGACAACGTCTACAACTTCCTCAGTAATTTTTGAAACATTTTCTTTTGACATAATGATGTCCTCCTTTTATTTTTATCGTTTCATTATAGCCTATGTAATTTCTGCGGATTTATAATCCAGCAAGGCATTCCGCTCGGTCGGCCATATATTTAACCGGCGGAAGTCCTTTTCTTTGTCTTACAACGTTAATATCATTGTAAATAAGATGAAGTCTGTATTTACAAAACTTCTTGATAGCCATAGCGTCTGTACGAATACTATGATCATACTTACGAGGATACGTATCGTCCCCAAAGTCGAAATAACCCAACTCACATTTATACTCAAACACCGAACGACATAATTCATTAATATATGTTCTCGGTGTATATCTCATTTTACTCATCGTCTTCTCCTACTTTCACTAAATGAATGACTACGTTAGAATTTGGTACATCGATTTCAATACCTTTATTACTTGAATAAAAGCTATCTGCCAAATGATTCATTTGCTCATAATCCATTTCAAGACGGATGTGTTGTTTCATACTAAATAATCCTCTCCTAAATAATATCGCAACCATTTTAGAGTATCCCAATCATTGGTATCTATACGGTTGTAAATTGTATCAATAACATCTAAGAAATATCTGATGTGTTCTTTGTCAACAGCGAATTCTTTGGTATGTGCAAATGGCTCGAACCATAAGTTCTCTCCCATTATACTTTCCATCTCATCATAGTAAAATCCTTCGGCCAAGGTTGCTATAAGTTCATCTACCATATTACGAGACACATTCCACAAACAAAGCTCACTATCTAATTTCTCAGTGTTATCATCAACCATTAGTAACCCAAATATGTATCTCCGATAGTCCTCTTCGAATTTCAATTTAGTCCAATTCTTAATGAGTCTATCAATATACCAGTCATCTATGAAAAACATTTCTTTTAACGGTAAATTCTGTATATTTTGGACTACCGTATCATAGAATTCCTCCTTAGATAACACTAGGGTATATTCTTTGATAGAATTCATCTGTTCAACCTTCTTCCTCATAATTTTCTTCTAATACTTTGTCATAGTATTTTTCGAATTCCTTACGCAGTTCAGTAGCACTCATAAATGCTCTGCGGTTGTCCGGGTCATTTTCGATTTTGTTTGCAGTTTCGGATATCAATTCGTATAACAATTGATAGTTTTCATGCATGACATCTGCTGTTCCGAATACTGTTTTGTAATATGAAGTTTCTAACATAGATAACAACATAGAATCAATAATTTTACGGGCAATACGGAAGTAATACAAATCCATATCCACAACATGCATTTCTGAAGGAATTGTCATGATGAATTGGAAATATCGTTTGTAGTCTTCCTGTGCAGGACTGTTTCCATTTTCATCCGTGTCAGTCCACGCAGCAATATATTTGTCAATTTCATTGTTTGGAATTAACAACATGTCATCAAGCGGCATCGCTTTAATCATATCAATAATAGTCTGCTTGAATTCAGCAGATGTTTTTACAATTGGTCTAGCCATTTTTACCTCACTTTATAAATTTTCCCAAATGGATACCATCATGAATAACCAGATGAATCCAACAAATGTCATTCCTGAAGTTCCAATTAGAAATCCAAGGATTCCCATAGTACTCATAAGATTCAATGTAAGTACTAATCCGATTGATTCCATACACAAAACTAAGAAACTTAACGCAATCATGAATAGAACTTCAGTTAAGTTATACTCCAAAAGTTCTTTAATCTTCTCCCACATCTGTCCCATTTCCTTTCAAATAATAATTTCTGACAATTTCTTTAGGTGTCAGGTCCCCGTTAAATACACCATATACATAGATATCATAAGTCCATCTATCAGTACTAATATTGTATTGTAGAGGAGTTACCTCTGTAATAATACCAGCTTTAAATATAGACAATTCATCGTGCAAAATCTCGGGCTCAATTTTTTGCACCCCATCTGACATTCTAGAATATCTTGTATATCCTTGCATACCAATTTCTTGAAGATTTGTAGATACTTCAATTTTAAAACGGTTATCATCAATCCGTTTGACATACTTCTTAAGAATTGGATTTCTTGGTTTTGTCTCCTTAGTCATAACAATATCTGTCATGTTTACCTCCTCACAGAAAAAAGAAAGGGATAAGTAATCCCTTTATTTGAAAAATTTACCTGACACAATTCCCCACATCTTGGATGTGATTACATTGAGTTGCTCATAATATAACACGCCTGCCAATCCAACAGTGTCAACAACGACTTTCAATATAGTTTCTGGTTTAATTTTATTCTTGTCACGCTCATTGCGCACAGCAATCAATTTAGCCAGTTTCAAATTGATATCCATTACTTCTTCGTTAGTTTCAGCAAGAGCAAGTTCTACCTGAAGCTCCTCAATCTTCATATCCAATCCGTTGAAACAGATTGCCATCATAATTTCTCTCATATATTTTTACCTTCCTTTCATTGTAGGGTAGGGAAATCCTGCGTAACATTCTTATGCACCATTGCAGAATATACTTTGTTTCTGTATTTGATTATAAGTCTTCCAATCATATTTATATCGCTCCCACTAATGAAAACGTGTCATTTACTTTACCTGCTATAATAAATGTAGTTTTACATTTAGGAGGAATTAGTAATTTAGAAAAACGACAAGCGTCTCTAATATGTTGATAATAAGGTATAAATACGCCTATTTGCCTCTCGACACATTCTCCACTATGCCAATTGTAAGATGACTCGTCCCACATCATCCAATCTCTAAACGAATACACCTTACCGTCTATCTCAAATATAAATCGATTGATTGGGTCCATTAGTTATCTCCAAAAATCTTACGCAATTCGTCATTTTGATCCTTAAGAAACATAGATTCGCCTAGTTTCCCTTCTTCTGCAATCGCATCATTAAGCTCACGATTATATTTCGTGTTTCGTCGACCAAGTACAAGATAGGCAACTGCGGTAAGGATGCCTGTAGCAGCCATACCAATAGCACCTTTAATTTGTTCGTTTGCACGACCATCGACTTGACCTCGGTAATATGCCTCTTGCATATCCTTGTCATCAAATTCGACACCTTCAACTTTGAACATATTTTTAAACATATTAATTCTCCTTTTACTCACTTAAAGTTTTATCTAATGTACGTAATATTAATACAATACTTAAGACATCATCTAATGTTAATCTTGATTTTAAAATACGATGTTTTGCTTTTACGCATTCCATATATAGAACAGTCATGCCTTTTTGTAATTCGCTCAATTTAAATTCGGAACGAATATCCTTAATTTCATGGGCACGTGTCTTAACACCATGCAATTTGTCTATATCACCAACAAGAAGAGGGATACTTTCCGCACAATCTTTTTTGAGTTTCTTGTTGAAGAATAACCAAGTTAAAAACGGACTTCGATTTTTTAAACGGTCATCATTTAATATATACATCATTACCTCCTATTTAACATCCCAAACAGTTTTAATTATGTATAAAACTACACCCAACTTAGCCAAACCAGAAATAAACAGATTCTTTTCATGCTTCTGTTTATGTTCAATTTTATCAATAATACGTTTTAATTT